AGCAATCCGCATCCGAAGTACGACCAACTCGATAAGTTATACGACGCTGAAGCTGAAATCAGTGAGATTAGACATCAATTCGAAGGATTGCCTTCCAAGAAAAGTGAAAAGCAAGAACGTAGCCGCATGATTGCTGAGCGCTATGCCGCTTACCAAAAGATTAAGGAAAGGAGGAAGCAGAATGGCGGAAAGTTATAACGTAACCGCAGTGCTGAGTGCAGTTGACAAGAATTTTAGTGCAATGATGAAAAAGGCTGCCGATCAGACTGCTTCCTTCTCGCAAAAAGTTGGTGCCGTTACTAGCGGTGTCGGTAAATCAATGGCTGTTATTGGCGGAGCTACTACCGCATTGGGTGTTAGTTCTGTTAAGTCCTTCGGTGACTTCCAAGCATCACTTAATAAGGCGGCTGTAACTGCTGGTGGTACTTCGAAAGATATCTCTGGATTAGCAGACGTTGCTAATAAGATGGGTGCTGACCTGCCACTATCGGCGCAAGATTCAGCGGATGCCATGATTGAGATGGCTCAAGCAGGTGCGGACGTCGGACAGATTAAAGAGCAGTTTCCTGCCATTGCAGAAGCGTCAACTGCGGCTGGTTCGGACTTGATTCAAACAGCTGGCGTTGTTCAGAACGCTATGAATATTTGGGGAGATTCACTAGAGTCGCCAAAGCAAGCCGCGGCGGCGTTAACATTAACTGCTAATGCAAGTAATGCGTCAATCGAGGACATGCAACAAGCATTAGCAACAATTGGTGGTACTGCAAAAGCGTCTAACATGAGTTTACAGACCACATCTACAGCCATTGGGTTATTAACTAACCGTGGTTATAGTGCAGCGCAAGCCTCACAAGATTTGAACCATGCGATTCTGCAGATGCAGGCACCAAGTAAGATTGCTAAGGCTGCCATGCAGAATTTAGGGATTAGCTTCACCGACGCCCAAGGAAATATGAAGCCATTCCCTACAATCCTTCAAGAAATTAGCAAGTCAATGGACGGGATGACATCGTCTGAAAAGCAAAAAAATCTTAAAGCAATGTTTGGTACTGCCGGAATGCAAGCAATTGGACCGTTACTTGATTCAATTAATGATAAATCAGGCTCTGTTACCAAGTCGTGGGACGGCATGTTTCAAGAAATTCAAAACGGATCTTACAGTGCCGCGGCCGCATCGAAAACTTTGAGTACGCAAGCCTCCGAAATGCAGAAAAATGTTGGCTCTAAAATTGAGCAAATAGGTGGTAACTGGGAAGCTCTGCGTAACAAAGCAATGGATAGCAAGAACGGCGTTGTTGGTGCCATGATTGATATGATCAACAACACGATTACTTGGGCAACAGATTCTAATAGCGCAGTCGCACAGGTTATCCGTGGCTTTGTTGGGCTGTCGCCTGTATTAGGACCAGTGTTACTGGCGTTCGGTGCACTAACAATTGTTATTGGTAAGGTAATCTCTTCAGCACAAGCAATCGCTAGTGCTTTTAGCGGGATTGGAGCAGTGCTTACTAGCCCCTGGTTTATTGCAATAGCTGCAATTGCCGCTGCTGGTGTAGCTTTGTGGGCGTTCTTTACTAAAACCGAACAAGGCAAAGCTATTTGGCAATCATTTTCAACTTTTCTAATTGGATTGTGGAATGCAATTAGTCCAGCATTGATCGCGACTTGGAACGCACTATCTGCGGCTTTTGCGGCAACTTGGCAAGCACTAGTTACAATTATTCAGCCTATTATCCAGTCAATCATTACCATCTTTACGCAATTGGCACCAATTCTTGTGCCGATTATTCAAGGACTAGGGCTTATTTTGGTAACTACATTTACCGGAATCGTTACAGGGATAGCTGGCATCTTACAGGTACTATTAACGGTTATTTCTGGGACTTTGACCGTGATCGCGACCGTATGGAGCGCTGTCTGGAACAGCATGAGTGCAGTTGTTGGCACAATCTTTACCGTAATTGGTACACTGATTTCTATTGCACTCCAAGTGATTATCGGTGTAATCACAGTAGCTCTTGACCTCATCACTGGTAATTGGAGTGGTGCGTGGAACGCCATGAAAGGCATTGCTAGCGCAGTTTGGAATGGTATTAAGACAATTATTTCAAGCGTCCTATCAACAATTAAGACTATTATCATGTCTGGCGTTAGTGTAATTAAAGCGATTTGGAACGCTGGCATTAACGCATTAAAAGCTGTAGTTACTGCTGTATGGAATTCTATCAAAGCAGTATTTAATACTGGAGTAGCTTTTATTAAATCAGTCGTTCATATTGATTTAGGCAAGGAAGGTGAAGCAATTATGAATAGCTTCTTGAATGGCCTTAAACGAATATGGACGAGTGTAAAAGATTTTGTTGGTGGAATTGGAAGCTGGATTAAGCAACACAAAGGACCAATTAGCTACGATAGACGCCTCTTGATTCCACATGGTAAAGCTATCATGCTTGGGTTCAATGAAGGGCTAATGAAGCAGTTCAGCAATGTACAGAGCAACGTTTCGGCAATGGCAGGTCAAGTTGCTGATAGTATGCAGTTTATGATGCCGTCCATTGATGCTTCAAAAATGAATGCTGGATTGAATCGTATTAAGTCCTTGTCGTCAACTACATTTGGTACTGATTTTAGTGGAACAGTAGCCTTGCAAGATTCGACGGTGAGCCAACAGAACAACTTGCTTTTGAGGAAAATAGCCAACAAGCAACAGGCTATCTATCTTGATGGCGATGCGTTAGTTGGCAGAACTTATACACGTACGGATTCGGCACTCGGTAATCATGCTGACTTAAACGAAAGGTGGGGACGCTAATGCAATATCGGTTTAGGGACTTACAGCCTACTCTTAGAGATACATTTAACGATATTCCAGAGGAAGGCTTTGCATTCGGTGATTTTGATAGCCGAAAAGCAGGGCTTTTTTTAGTTGAGCGTACAGCGCCTACGCCAGAAGAAAAAGAGATTACCGAGAGTGTGCCTTACATGCAAGGTGTTTATGATTTTTCAATGTACCAGAATGAACGGTTCTTCGAAAATCGAGAAATCACCTACAAATTAGTTGTCCCAATCGGGGTCTATCAAGACCGTAAAGGTGTTGAACAAGATATCAAGCGACAACTAATGCCATTAGGACGGCAAGCGTTAATTGACACTCACGAGGAAGTTTACTATTGGATCGGCAAATGTAAAAGCGTTGAGGCTGACGACGATTCAGAAAAAGGATTGTTGAACGTCGCGGTAGTATTCGACTGCTATCCGTTTGCCTTTACCAATAATCTCGAAGGTGCAGACGTTTGGGATGACGTCTATTTTGATCACTGGATTTGGCAACCCGTCAAATTCAATGTTAATGGAAAGCAAGATATCCAATTAGAAAACATTGGGTCACATAAGGTGATGAGTAATTTTGAAGTGACGGGTAAGGTTACTATCAAAGGTGCGTTCGGTACGAAAACTCTGGACGAGAAGACGGATGAAAAGTCGTCGATCCCAATTCAAGTTGGAGTTAACAAAATCACACTTGATGGCAATGGAACAATATGGTTCAAATTTAGAAGGGAGGAACTGCTGTAATGTATAGAATTATTGCTTACAATGAGCCGACTGATACAGCAGGCTTTGTTATCCACGATCCCGCTGTTAATGAATCGGTTAGTGAAGGCAAGCTAAATCTTAAGCAGTCCGATGTTAACGATTTATCGCTAACCATCAATCAAGATAACCCTCTCTTCGGCAATGTGAGACCAATGCACACCCACGTTGAGGTCTATGACGACGATAAGCTTATTTTTCGTGGACGAGCTTTGAAACCGACACGGGAAATGAAAGATTCCGGGCAGTTTTTACAGACGTACGTGTTTGAAGACATTTCAAGCTACCTAATCGACAGTGTTCAGCGCTTTTTAGAAGTTAGAAATGCTACTCCAAAGCAATTTCTGGAGAAGGTTATTGAGGAACACAACATTCAAGTGCCAGCTTATAAGCAGTTTCAATTGCGGACGGTAACGGTTGATAACAGTAAGGATAACGCACTCCGAACAATCGACTATGCCACAACCCAAGAAACTATTAAGAAGCTACTGACGGATTCCGTTGGTGGCTTTTTAATTGCCGAATATAAAGACGGAAAAAACTACCTGGACTACCTCAAGGCGCCAGGAAAAGACCACAACAACGATACACCAATCCGTATTACCGAAAACATGCAATCAGCGAGTGTTACGATTGACCCGTCTAAGGTAATTACTAGATTGATTCCACTTGGTGCACAGATTGAGACCCAGAACCCGGATAAAAAGGATGATGATAGTTCGGACGATGGGACTAAGTTAAGCGGTCCAATGCATGCTGTTAATGGTGACTGGGGGCCAGCGATTAAGTTTGCGGCACAATGCATGAACACTAAGGTGACCAACGCCCAAGTTGCTACTATCAAAAATGTTATTCAACATGAGTCCGGTGGTAGCGAGACAGTGGTTAATAACTGGGATTCTAACGCTGCAGCTGGGCACCCAAGCAAGGGACTACTGCAATTCATTGACACGACTTTTAAGGCGTACGCTATCGAAGGCTATACCGATATCCTCAAAGGTTTCCATCAGTTGTTGGCGATGTTCAATGATTCCAATTGGGCTAGTGATGTCCATACTGGTGGATGGGGGCCCACCGGTAAGCGTCGTTACGATAAATTACCAGTTGAAATAGTCGCTGGCGGTGGTGGTAATTGGGGGTCTCCGTTTCCTTCAGTTGGTCATGTGGCGTTCGAAAGCGGACAACTTTTCGGCGTTCACCCTGGAGGAGAATTCCGACAAAATGGCTTCCATGACGGCTTAGACTTTGGGACGGCTAAGTATCCCGGCATCGACGTCCACGCCGTCCATGGCGGTAGAGTAACGCATAAGGGCTACATGGGTGGATTGGCATACTACTTCGTCACCCATTCCGATGATGGCTACAATGTGGTCTATCAGGAAGCATTCGGCAGTAGTAGCAACATCAAGGTTAAGATTGGAGATTACGTTAAGACTGGCCAAGTAGTCGGCAGACGGACAACCAATCACCTTCATGTTGGTGTGACAAAAAAGGACTTCAACTACGCAGTTGCACACTCATTTACCAATAATGGTACATGGATTGACCCGGAGCCGTTAATTTTTGGATCAAAAAAGAGAAGAATGTTGCGGGCTAAACAGGTAGTTGCTGATTTGCCGTTAGCTAAGCAGGTAGTTGCTGATTCGCCGTTAGCTAAGCAAGCACTTGACATTGAAGCTGGGGTAAAGCTGTTCGAAGCGGCAAAGTCTTCACATTTAAAATATGAGACCAACTACCTCCGCGCGGACATCTTGTCGAATCAAGCGCACGGTGACTGCTCGTCATTTGTGAGTTATTTTCTAGAGTTAGCCGTCCACGAAACTGATAGAACGCTCTATACAACCGACACGTTGCACAGATTTCTTAAAAAACATGGCTATAGTTTGCATTACGAGGGCAACACTAAGACGCTCCCAGCATTGCAAACTGGCGATGTTTTTATTTTGGGCAAAAAAGGCGACAAACCAAGCCATACCGCAGTAATGAAGGACGCGGATACGTTATTAGAGTGCGCGCAAGGTTGGAGCAATGGTTATGACCAAGGTGGCGCCGACATGTTTGAACATAGTAAATCCGGTGATGAGAATTTAGCTGATTGGTGGAAACGGAATTCACAAGGTTGGAAGGGCGAATGGTACTGGTACCTATACCGTTTTGGCGGAAATATACCAGAGCAAGAATCGGGTGACCAAAAGGGCGGCACGATTAAATCCGGTGTCCGTTATACCATTGCGCCGGTTAACGATGGTAAGGATTACCTTGAGATTCCCGATTTTCAAAAAGAGTTCGGAATCATTAATGGTACTGTCACGTGGGATGATGTTAAGGATCCGAACGAGCTATTGAGTAAGGCCAAGGCTTGGATTAGGAACCAAAAAGCGTCAACCAATTCTTGGAACATCTCGGCACTAGAGTTGCCAGACTACGACCACTTTAAAGTCTATGACCGGTACTTGTTCATTAATCCTTATGTAGCAGACACACAACTATTGACGGTGGTTAGCAAGGAAATTGACATTACCAATCCGTTTAAGTCCACGCTAACAATTGGTGATAAGACGCCGAAGTTGACCGATTACCAGAACGAAAATCGAAATATATCCAAGGAAGTTTCAAAGCTGGCAAGCACAGTCACGACTATCTCTGGTGATGTCTCTGCTATGCGTGGCGGTGCAGGTAACTCTAGCAGTCAATTGCAAACAATCTACGACCGGTTAGGCAATACCAACGTGCCACAGTTGCAGAAAGACGTTGAAGGTATCCAAGATTTCAGCAAAAAAGCCGATGAACGATTGACTACCGCTGAAACAGACCTGAAAACTGTAAAGGAAGATGACGAATCGACTAAACAGAAGCTGGCTAAATATGAAAAAACTATCGCAGATTTAAATGAAAGATTAAAGAAATTGGAAGGAGCTGGTAGCTGATGACGCAGGTGTTTAAAGACTATACCGAAATCAAAAAGGACCCAGCAAAGGTAGCTGAGATTGCCGACACAATCCGGCATGCGAAATTAGGAAGCGAGGTGCGAGAAGCAATGGCGCAAGGATTTGAAACGATTGACGATTCAGAAGTTGTTAACCACCTTATCAGTGATGTTGACGACCTAAAAGATGAAATCATCGGTTATCGTGCAGATGTTAAGAAGCTAACAGAAACAGTTGAAAAATCAATCACCGACAACAAAACGAATATTGAAAATGTTGGTAAAGAAAACCGAGAAACGCTCAAAAAATTTGATGAGGATTGGCAAGCTAAAATCGACCGAATTATCCTAGGAACCGACGAGTCAACTCTCGACCGCATTATTGATGAGAAATTAAATGAAAGGGGTGTGTAGCCTATGAGCATGTATCTTAAGTTTCGTATTGGAAAAGACAAACGAAAGTTAGTACCAATTAACGGATTTGAATTAAATGACGCTGATTCTAACAATCCACAATGGATTCAGGGACGCCAGAACGAAGATGGGGGACGACAAGTTTTCGTTGACTTAGAAGATGAAGACGGCTCTCCGGTTAACTTAACTGGTGCGAACGCTATTTTTAAAGGTGTACTTCCGGGCGGAGAGTATAAGATTTGGGACCACAAGCATAGTACTATCATTGATGCTCAAGCCGGACGATTCCGGTATACATTTCCAAAACGAGCAATGGCGATTGCCGGTTCATACAAACAGGCATTTTTCGAGATCTATCGTGAAGGTAACAAGTTAGCAACGCTCGAATTTAATTTTGAAGTCTTAGCAGATCTTGTTGAAGAGAATATTATCCCGAGTGACTATATCACGCCATTTGAAGATTTGTACGGTAAGCTCAAAGAATACCTTGTTAAATTTAACGGTGACTTTGAAAAGGCTATGGCGCAATGGAAGAAAGATGTAGCTGATTTAATCACTGAGCTTAATGCTGACGTTAGTGGTATTAACCTGACGATTACCGAGATTAAGACACAACTTTCAGCGCTCGAGGATAAGATTAAAGCTGATGGACTTTTTACCAAAGCTGATTTTG